AGGGCCTATTTCTCCCCGAGGTCAAAAAAACCAAGGATGACCTCTTTGTGACGCTGTGAGGTGGTGCCAATGTCCAAGCTCGTCAAGCCGACGAACATCGAGAATGACGCCTTCCGCTCCGCAAAGTGGGACGAGCTGACAGCCGGGCGCGACTTCTCGCAGGCCGACGCGCCGACGCTCGCGCTGCTGGTCAGCTGGTACCAGGTCATAGACCAGTGCATGGACGACATCGGCGCGAACGGCGGCGTGCAGGTCGCCTACCAGAACGACATGGGCGACATCAAGGCGCTGCCACAGCTCTCGACCATGAAGCAGGCAAGCGCCGAGATTCGCGCGATAAACAAGCAGCTCGGCATATGCGACGAACCGGCGAAGGAGCAAGGGGGCTCCAAGAAGGCGTCCGTGCTCTCGCTGGTCATATCCGACCGCCAGAGGAAGGCAGCTCGGGCCCAGGGATAGCCGATAGCGGAGGTGGTGCATGGAGGCACGGCAGACGCCGACGTTCGAGCGTTTTCCGATGGAATCCACCACCACCGATGGACCAATGGGGACGCAGCTTGCGAGCGCGTTCTTCGGCGACCCGCTCCCGTGGCAGCAGCACGTGCTGGACGTGCTCCTCGCGCGCGATGCACGCGACAAGTACGCATACCACGCAGTCGCCATGTCCCTTTCGCGACAAAATGGCAAGTCATGGGACGCCCGCTCGCGCTGCTTCTACGGCCTCGTGGTTGAGGGCGAGAAGATTCTCTACACCTGCCAGCACGGGGACACAGCGGACGAGATGTTCCGCGACCTGTCCAACGTCTTCGAGGACGAGGACAACGTGGAGCTGCACGCGATGCTCAAGGCCGTGCGCAAGACGAACGGCCAGCAGGCAATCTATCTCGAGAACGGCGGGTACATCCGCTTCACGACGCGCACCAACTCCCTCGCGCGTGGTCGCTCGTACGACGTGATCGTGTACGACGAGGCGCAGGAGCTAACTCCGGCGCAGCAGGCGGCGTCGCTCCCTACCATCTCCGCAAGCTCGAAGCACAACACGCAGGTCATATACCTCGGAACCCCGCCGAACCCCGAGTGCCCCGGAACCGTCTTCGTCTCGATGCACGACCAGGCGCACGGCGAGAAGGTGCCGCCCTTCGCGTGGATGGAGTGGGCAGTCGCCGAGATTGGAGACGTGTCCGACCGCTCGCGGTGGTACGAGACAAACCCGAGCCTCGGCACGCTCATCGACGAGACCGCCATCGAGGGCGAGCTGTCGATGTCCGCCGAGGACTTCGCGCGCGAGCGGCTTGGCTGGTGGACGCCAGCGCGCACGTCGCAGGCGGCGATACCGCGCGACCTGTGGAGGAAGGCCGAGATAAAGGCGATTGCCGGGCGCTACCGCAAGAAGACGGCGCTGGCGGTCAAGTTCACGACGGACGGCAGCGCGTACGCCCTCGCCGGGGCGAAGATGAACGCCAAGGGCGAGGTCGCGTTCGAGCTGGTGGAGCTGGGCACGACGGCGGGAGGTACGAAGCCCCTCGCGGAGGCGCTCTATGCGCGCAGAGGGAAGGCCGCGTGCGTCGTGGTGGACGGGCTCAACGGGGCGGGCACGCTCTGCGAGCAGCTGGACGCCCTCGGGTGTCCGCGCGGGTTCGTCGTGCGCCCGAACGCGGGCAACGTGATAACCGCCGCCACCGGCCTTGTAGACGGGCTCAAGGGCGGCACGGTCAAGCACACAAGGCAGAAGGCGCTCGATGCTTCGGCTCTCGACGCCACCGTGCGACCGATAGGCCACAGCGGAGGCTGGGGCTTCGGCAGCGACGGAATGCACCAGTCGGAGCCGGTCGAGGCATGCGCACTAGCTGTCTGGGCGGTGCGCACGACGCGGCGCAACCCCGCGAGGAAGCAGAGGATGCTCTAGATGCAGCAGACGAACCGATTCGACATGGTGGACTCCGCGCGCCCGCAGGGGCCCGGGATCCCCGACAACCTCTCGCAGGTGCTGGATGACCTGTTCGACACGTGGGCCTCCGTCCGCGCGCGCAACGCACGGCTCACGCAGTACTACGAGATGCGCAATCCCATCAAGGACTTCGGCATCGCCATCCCGCCCACCATCAAGAACGTGGAAGAAGTCGTGGGCTGGGCGCAGAAGGCCGTGGACGTGCGCGTGAACCGCTCGCGCTTCGACGGGTTCGTGTTCCGTGGCGAGTCTGACCCCACGCTCGACGCGCTGGTGACGCAGAACCGCCTCCGCCAGCTCGTGCGCATGGCGACGCGCTCGATGCTCACGCACGGGTGCTCCGCCATCACCGTGATGCGAGGCGCTGCGGGACAGCCCGCCGCCAAGGTTCGCGCGTTCTCGGCCAACCAGTGCTGCATGCTCTGGGACAAGGACGCCGACCAGATAGGCGCTGGAATCGTGCTCGCAGGCGTCGACCGCGAGGGCAACGCCAGCCGCTACGTCCTCCACCTGCCCGACCGCGTGGCGGTCTTCGAGCGCGACCCGGATTCGTGGGAGTGGCGCACGGCATCCGACGAGCGCAATCCCGTGGGCGCGATGCTCATGGTCCCGCTTGTGAATGACGCTGACATAGACAAGCCGCTCGGCCACCCGGTGCTCACGCCAGAGCTGACCTCCATCGTGGACAAGGCCGTGCGCGACGTGCTGCGCATGGACGTGGGGGCCGAGTTCTTCACGACGCCGCAGCGCTGGGCGACCGGCATCGCCGCCGACCTCTTCTCGAAGCCGCTCGTCGGCGAGGACGGCAAGCCCGTCATCGATGAGGAGACCGGGGAGCCGGTGCTCGTGACAGACGAGGCCAAGAAGCTCCGCGCCTATCTCGGCTCGCTCTGGGCGTTCACGAAGGACGAGGACGGCGACACGCCGACGCTCGGGCAGTTCCCGGCAGGCGATGCGCAGAACTTCATCGCGACCTACGAGAACGACGCCCAGCGCTTCTCCGGTGCGTCGCTGGTCCCGCTCGCACAGCTCGGCGTGATGGGCAACACCTACACGTCGAGCGACGCCCTCAGCGCCAGCAATGACCCGCTCATTCTCGACGTGCAGGGTATCAACGACGGCCTCCGCGACTCGCTCTGGCAGGTCGCACGGCTCATGATGGCCGTGTCGCAGGGTGTCGCGCTCTCGGGCCTCACGGACGAGCAGAATGGCGTGATTGCCTCGTTCCGCGACCCGTCTATGCCCACGCTCGCAAGCCGTGCCGACGCATGGACGAAGCTCGCCTCCATCGACCAGGGCATCATCGGCACCCGCGTCTTCTACGAGGGCGTTGGGCTCGACCAGGCCACCATCGACCGGCTCATGCTCGCCAAGGAGGACACGGCGCAGGAGCTTGCCTACCGGCAGCTCTTCTCGGGCGCCACGTCGCGCCAGATGGTTATCACCACCGCAGAGCCGATGGAAGAGGAAGGCGAGTAGCCCATGGGCTACGTCATACCGCGCACGTACATCGACAACTTCGCAAACGCGACCGAGGCGATCAGCGCCGCCAACAAGAAGGCGCTCGAGAAGGCGCTGTCTTCCATCGACCTGTCAGACCCGAACGCAGAGGATGCCATCGTCTACACCATGCAGGCCGTGTGCAACGGCGGGACGAAGCAGGCGGCATACCTAGCTAGGCAGTTCTACCTTGGCCTTCGCGGCATCATGGTTGGCAACGATGACGGCTATGAGGGCGCGGAGGAGACCGGCTATGTCCCCGGCAAGACGGAGACCGTGACGCGCGGAATCGTGCGCTCGAGCGACGCAGACGCAGCGCTTGCAGCCCTACAGTCGCGTGTCGGCTACGAGGTCAAGCGCGCCAGCGGCGGCACCGTGTACGCATGCGGGCGCTCCGACCCGAGGAAGCCGCGATTCGCGCGCATCCCGCGCCGCTCGAAGAGCTACGCCGCCGGATGTCCGTTCTGCCAGATGCTCGCGTCGCGCGGGTTCGTCTACTTGAGCGAGATGAGCGCGGGCGGCATCGACCCGGACCACTACCACGACGACTGCCGATGCCAGGTGGTCCCGTCGTGGGAGGAGTCCCCGCGCGTCGAGGGCTACGACAGGCACGACTACGACGAGGGCTACCAGCGGTACATGGAGCAGGACCATTCGAAACATCTCGAGAACGTGAAAAAGCGAAAGCGCAGCAATCAATAGCAATGAATCAGGCCTCCGACGGGAGGCCTTTTTCATATCTCGCCGCCGTGGGCGAAGCACGGATGGACGACCGCCAAAGGCGGGATTCACGACGACCCCCATGCGGGGGAGATTGGAGCCGACATGGCCGAAGAGAGTGGAACCCAGCAGGAGCAGACGCCGAAGACGTTCACCCAGGACGAGGTGAACGAGCTTATGGGCAAGGTCCGCCGCGAGACCCGCGAGAAGTACGCCGACTACGACGACCTCGCGAAGAAGGCCAAGGCATACGACGAGGCGCAGGAGGCCGCGAAGACCGAGCTGGAGAAGGCCCAGGAGGCGGCAGCAGCCGCAAAGGCCGAGGCCGACGCGCTCAGGGCCGAGAAGGCGCACGCCGAGCTCGTGGCGAAGGTGTCCGCAGCCACCGGAGTCCCTGCATCGCTCATCAGCGGCAAGGACGAGGAATCCATGACCGCCACCGCCAAGGCCATCGCGGAGTTTGCCAAGGCAAGCTCCACGACAGCGCCAGCCGACAAGGGCGGCGCAGCCAGCGGCTCCATGCACATGTCCGACGAGACCATCAGCAAGATGACGAACCCCAGCGACCGCGTGATGGCATACGCACGCGGTTATGAGGGGCAGTAGAAAGGTAGACAACATGGCAGCACCAGCCAACCTCATCGACTCCGCAGCAATCAACTACGGACTCACCAGGGAGTTCATTGCGAACTTCAACCAGGACACCAACAACCTCATGCGCCTTCTCGGCATCGTGACCCCCGAGCACGTCGGCGCGGGCTATACGCTCACCCAGCACAAGGTGACCGGCCAGCTCAACGACGCCAAGGACGAGAACGGCAGCTCCGGCTCCGCCTACGTCGAGGGCGACCTCGTGTCCCTCTCCAAGTACACGATGGCCGAGACCCCCATCGGCAAGGTCAAGATGCGCCCGTACCGCAAGGTCACGTCCGCTCAGGCCATCGCCGAGCACGGAGCCGTCCCTGCCGTCGTGCGTACCGACCAGAAGATGCTCGCCGACATCCGCGCGGACATCCTCTCCCAGTTCTTCACGTTCCTCGGCACCGGCACCGGCAAGGCCACCGGCAAGAACCTTCAGGCCTGCCTCGCGTACATGGACGCAAAGCTCGAGGACACGCTGGAGACCAACAACGACAACGGCGCGGCCTACAGCCTCGTCCACTTCGTCAACCGCGCCGACATCGCGGACTATCTCGCGGATGCCACGGTCACCACGCAGACCGCATACGGCATGACCTACATCCAGAGCTTCCTCGGCGCCCAGAACATCTTCGTCACCAACAAGGTCGATGCCAAGGCCCCCATCGTGACCGCCAGCCAGAACCTGCACCTCTACGCGCCTGAGTTCGGCGAGCTTGCGCAGGCCGGGCTCTCTTACACGCAGAGCGACGGCGGGCTCATCGGCGTCAACCACAACGCCGTCTACGATCACGTGTCCGTCGAGACCAACGTGCTCACCGGCGCGACGCTCTTCGCCGAGGTCCCGGATTACATCGTCAAGGGCACCATCGCCCCTGGTGCCTAGCAGGGAGGACGCATGACCACGGCTAGAACGGCAAGGACGGCCACGAGCCGCAGGGCCACGACCGAGAAGGCCGTGGTCGTGTCGGCGTTCACCGGACTCAAGGAGGACGGGCGCGTCTTCTACCCCGGAGA